TGTATGGGTTTCCCTGAGCAAGAGAAGAGCGCAAGACACCCTGTGTTTGATTCGGACGAACTTATGCAGGAGTGCGACCTATGTTTGATGGGCAATAGGTGCCCTTACTTTGAAGCGGGTAGCCATTGCTCTTTTCGGAAGAAGAATTTGGCTAAGATTCATGACGACTGGGGGCATGGTGAGGCCGAGAAAATGATTCTTGACACTATCACCGAGCTGAAGAATGTTCTTGACACTGGCCGTGTTCGTTATAAGGGTTTTCCTTCCATTACGATTGTGAAGGGTTATGAGGCTCTTGGTTTTTTGATTGAACGGTACAATCGTGTTAAGGCCCTGAGCGGGAAAGAGATTGAAACCGATTTAATGAAGGAACTCGCGTTTTTGAAGAAAAAGGGCGAGGTTGAGCTTATGCAGCGCAAGCTGAAGAGAACCGAGCCTGAGAAAAAGAAAGAGTCATTTGCCGTGGTTGCATCCCGTGGCGGAAAGAAAAAGGAGTGAATAATATGACGTGGAAAGAAGACCATTACGTTCCAATGAAAAAAAAATGCCCCTATAAAGGGAATTGCAAAAGCTATCCGGGAATGTGTGGGACGTGCAAAAACAATCCAGATAATGAAGACCATTATTATCCAAAACGGTGGCATCCTTGGATAGAGCCATATAATCCTTGGAGTGTGATGGCGCGTGAAAGAAGAAAAGGAAACTGAATTTTGCGCTTACTGCAACAAAGACCTGGCAATGGATGGGCAGATTCAGGCATTTATCCAGCTGGAAGGCCGCTATCGGTCTTTCTGTTTGGGAAATTGCCACGAAAAATACGTGAAAAAATTACGGGAGGTGGAAGTCATGCAAATAAAGGAAGACCTATGGGATGTTCTTATCAAGCTTGGAGAACTGAAGGGCGAAGACCCCGCGAAATACAAAAAAACAATCAGCGTGGTCGAAGACCTCATTAAAGTTCTTGAAGGTTCAGCAGAAAGAATCCTAAAGTTGTTAGAAAAACTAGGAGTAAGTTAATGACTAAAAACAACGTGTTTGCTGACCCTGTGCTTTTCGCAGAGAAAATTCTCAACTTTCACCCATACGAGTACCAAAAGAAAACTCTTAGGGCATGCATTGAGAAAAAGAGAGTCGTAGCCATCTTCGCAAGGCAGTCTGGAAAATCAACAATTGTTGCTATCTTCTGTCTTTTTTGGGCGCTGGCCGTTCCAAACCAAAGCGTTGTAATTTGTTCACCAACGCAAAAACAGTCTGGCTGGCTTTTTGACAAAATCAGGGGCCATATATTTCAGTCAAAATATTTGCAGACTGAATGTTTTGAGAACTACAAGACAAAGATAAGTTTTAAGAACGGCTCAAGAATTCAGGCGCTGACTGTTGGGGCTACAGGAAAAAGCATTAAGGGGGCCACAGCCAACATTCTTGTTATGGAAGAGTCGGCCTTGATAAAAGACGGAATTGTTAACGAAGTCATCATGCCGATGCTTGCCGCAACTGACAAGTTGGGTGGAACAATAATTCAGCTGAGCACCCCGAAGGGGAAAAATCACTTTTGGCAAGCCACTCTGCCGAACAGCGGTTACGAGGTGATACACGTTGACTACAAAGAGTGTATTGCGTCAGGACAGTACACTGCAAAGTTTATTGAAGACCAGAAGAAAAATTTAACCCCTGATGAATTTGCTTCAGAGTATTTAGCTATCTTCACTGACTCTGAGGGCGCGGTCTATCCTTACGATGTCATTGACCCACACGTTTACTCTACTTTGAAATTAGCCGGAACGCCTGACAGGGTGGACGCAAGCGGTTACAAGGACTTGTATTTGGGAATTGACTTAGGCCGTTTTGGAAGCAGCACGGTTTTTACCTTGCTGGGGCGGGATATCAACAACGTTTTTGATGTTTTACTCATTGTTGAGATGAGAAAAGCGTCTTTTAAGTACCAGTTGTCTTACCTTCGCTTTATCACAAAATATTGCAAAATAAAGAAGATAGGCATTGACTCTACTGGAATGGGGCTCTCTCTCTACGAAACTATAAGAGAGGAGTTTGGAAACATGGTTCCAATAAACTTTAACACAAAAAGCAAACAAGAAATGATACACCATTTCAGAAAACTGCTAAGAGAGAACAGAATAAGGCTCCCAGAGCACAAAAAGCTCATTTCACAACTCATTGACCAGACCTACAAGCTGAACAGCCAGGGGGACGAAATATACTCCCCTTCACCCGGAGTTCATGATGATTTATTCTGGAGTATACACCTTGCAGCCTTAATGGACAAGAAAGGAGTCGCAACTTTCCATGTACACGTGAACGCGTAGCTTTAAATACTACTTAGCACCATTAATTCTTATGTTCAACCAACCCCCTTTAAATTTTATGCCTTTATCTTTAACAATTTTACGAGCTTGATAGCCTTGGAAGAGAAAGATTTTAGACAGTTTGATGTCAAACAACTTGAAGAGCTAGCTTACGCTAAATCGGTCGGGGGTACTTATCAGACGTGGACCCTTTCGTCTGACATGTATTCTTCTTCTGTAAAAAAGCCTTTGACGAAAGACCTTGAGTTTGTTTTCAAACGATATCCAATTGTGTCGAGGGGAATTGAGATTAGGGCAAATGAATTCATTTCTAGGGGATATGAAATAAAACACGACAGCAAGCGAATTAAAAAGTGGCTAACAAAATTTTTAAAAGACAACAAATTTGAACTTTTGGTGAGGCAATCTCATATCAATGCTGACCTCTATGGTAACGGCTACATTGAAATAATGTACAACGGCGACGGCACAGATATCAAAGGACTAAAATTACTACACCCAAAATATATCGATGTTCAAAGAGACCCCCACTCTGGCGCGGTGCTTTTTGACTACATGGGCAACCTGAAAGGCTATGTGCAAAAAATTGGGCAACAGGAAATTAAGTTAAGGCCCGACCAGATAATCCATTTTGTTTTCCGAAAAATTGGTGATGAAATTTTAGGTTATCCTTTAATTGAACCAGCGCTGAAGACTATTGAAAGAGCAATGAACGTAGAAGAAGGGGCCGCACAAGGAATGTACAGACACGGTTTTCCACAGCTTGACATTGAAGTTGGTGATGAAGACAATCCTCCAACCCCCGCGATGATTGACGACATTGCCAAAAGTGTTGAAGACCTAAACTCTAAAAACGAGTTCGTGCACTCACATTACATAAAAGCAAAAATTTTAGAAAGTTCTACAACCAAAGATATTGGTTTGTACCCCGAAATTTTTATCAAGCAAGTAGTTGCTTGTTTAGGCGTCCCAGAACCATTGATTTTAGGAACTGGCGAAAATAGTAATAAGGCAGTTGCCGATGTTCAGCTTATGGATTTCCGAGCACAAATGGGGGCAGAACAAAAAATTTCAGCGGTTGAAATTGAAGACAAGCTTTTTAACAAACTGGCGGCTTTGAAAGGCTGGAAAGATGACCCTGAACTCGAATGGAATGAAATATTGCCGGAAGAAGAGACAGCAAAGACAGGAAGGGTTGCTACATTGTTTGAAAAACTAATTGTTACAAGAAATGAAGCCCGTGAGCTTTTAGGTTTTCCACCCACACCATTTGCTGAAGATAATGAGTTCCAGCAACCCACAAATGCTATAATTCCGCCAGAAGAAAAAAGAGGGGCCCCCCAAGTGAATCAGCCTGACAGAATGCCAAAACAAGAGGTTGTAAAGACCGGAAACCAAAAAAGAGACCGCACAAAGCGAAATGTTGAAAAATTAGCCGCAAAATTGGCCTCTAAGACGAAGGAATTGGAAGAATTGGACAGAAAAGAGCAAATAAAGCGAATGAACGAAGAATTACTAGATTATTCACGCGAAATAGTTGAAAAACGCAAAAAAGAGCGCGACACACTCAATAAAGACCTACCTACAGTCGCAGAGAAAGATTTAGGACAGGTGGGTCAAGATGCCATACAGCAAAACGTCTGAACTCCCAAAAGGAGTTAAAAATAACTTGCCAGCACACGCCCAATCTATTTGGATGAGTGCTTTTAATTCCGCTTATACAAAACACGGTGAAAAAAAAGCAATCAAAATAGCTTGGGGTGCAGTTAAGAACGCAGGCTACATAAAAAAGGCTGGAAAGTGGGTAAGAAAGAAAGTACAGCTTTCAGCCCTTTTGGATATGAAGAAAAAAAAGCTTGAAACGCTTGCAGTTGTCACGGCCAGAGAAAGAAAAAGAAAACAATCGAAGAAATCGGAAGCACAATTCTATGCGTTTCCAAGGTTAAAAAAATTACCAATATTTGACGCAGCTCATGTTAGAAATGCCATGGCAAGATTTAACCAGACACAAGGAATGACATCTGCTGAAAAAACAACCGCCAAAAGGAAAATTATGGCGGCCGCAAAAAAGTATGGAATAGAGGTTGGAAGCTTTCAAAAATTGGAAAATAACCGTTTGAAAACAGACAAGCTTTTACAGGAACTTTTAAATACTATAAAGAACACTAATTTTAATAAGGAGCTTGAACAACTCAGCATAACTTTTAAAATAAATGAAGAGCTGTCAAGTAACGAAGGTGACCTTTACATATCTGGAATAGCTTTAGCTGAAGGGACTTACCATGGAAAATATTATCCGAATGAGATTCTTCCAGAAATAGCAAAACAGTTAGTTGGTAAACCATTAAAGATGGCTCATGGAAAGAAGCCTAAAGATGTAGTTGGAAGAGTAACTGGCACAAAATATGACGCAGGATTAAGACAAGTTGGTTTTAGAGCCAAGGTGTTCGATGAACTTGCAAAAAAGTTAATAGAAGAAGAATTATACGCGGATGTTAGTATAGGTGTTTGGATTGATAAGTTCAACGATGTTTTTCATGGTTGGACGGCAGCAAACCCTGAAGTAGATGAATTAAGTATTCTTGAAAAGGGGGAATGTCCCCAAGCAAAAATTAAACACAAGGAGTATTTACACGAGGTGAAAAGTAATGCCTAGCAAGAAAAAAGAAACTCTTAAAGCATCAGCCAACGACAAAAAAGTCACTAAGGCTCTCGAAACTTTAAAAGCTGATTTGACAAGCGACATTAAAGAATTCTTAGAAAAGAATCCTGAAAAGTCAATTGACGACGTAATTGACGCTGTTAAAATCAAAACTAGGGAAGAGCTTCAAGAAGGAGAAGAAAATAAAGAAACAAAAGAAACAGAAGACGACCCAGAAAAAGGTGAAAAGGAAACTCCTGCTGAAGATGGAGAAAAAGAAACTCCGGCAGAAAGCGGAGAAACATCTGAAGAAAGCGGTGACAAAAAAGAAGGCGACGCTGAGGGAAAAATTCTTAGCGAGTTAAGCAACACTCAAGATTTGCTTGAAAAAGCAAGCATTGAGTCTAAAGAAAAAGATACAATGCTAGAGAAGTTCCAAGAAGACTATGAAAACATAGCAAAGAAACTAGCTAGTAAAGAAAAGGAACTTGAAGAAATGAAGAATGCCAAGTTTTCAAAAAGAATTGAAGAACTTGCAGCAAAAGAAGTAGCTCTAGGAACTCAAACCGATACTGAGAAAAGGATTACTGAGTTAAAGTCTTTTAGTGAAAAAACATTAGAACAACTTGAACACGTTACAAGCCGACTCATCGAAAGAAAAAAAGACGAGCCTGTTAGTAACACAAAAAGGTCAGAAGAACTTTTGTCAGCAGCAGACGCAGGAGATTACAAAGTTGTAATTGAGGGTGACACAGTATGGGCTCCAGACAGAGGAACGAAAACGCCCGAGGAGATTAAGTAGGTGATTATGAATGGCTACTTTACGAGGATTACAGATGGTGACTGATGACGGAAACTATTTCTGGTGGACAGTTTGTGAAAGGAGTCTCAGACAATGACGTTGTAGAAGCTGGCAGTGTTGCCGCTTTCGCAGCTACAGATATTGCTGTTGCAAAGATGGATGCAGCAGCCGACGATGAATTGGTTGTTGGAATGGCTTTAGAGACAGCAACATCAGGAAATTCAATAACAGTGGGAACTGAAGGACTCTTCATAGTTGCGGCACAAGATGCTGTGGCAGTTGGAAAAGCAATTAACCCTAGCAACGACACAGACGCATTTTGCAACTCAGTAACAGTTGTTGGTGACGGTGAAGAAGAATTCAAAAAAATAGGAAAAGCATTAACAGGAGCAAGTGCCTCAGGAAAGTACCTAGTGGCCTTGGTAAGAATTTAAGGTGATAGAAAATGAAAAGTTTACAAGAACTTGCAGATTCAGGTATTCTGTTTAAATCAGCAGAAAACGAACTAATCAAACAAAACCTTTACAACATTATTAAGGATGCAGCGATTAACCATCCTGTTGGAAGGCAAGTAGTTGACGTAGTTAACATGAAATTTGGAAGTACACTTGATTTTGACTTAGCAGACAAAAATTCAATGGATGTTAGGGAAATAGCTGAGGGTGCAGTGTACCCACTGGACGCAGAAAGCTACACAAAGAAAAGCGTAACTCCGAAGAAATACGGAATTAGGATTGCAGTAACAAATGAAATGGTTGAGGACGCAAACTGGGACCTTATTCAAAGGAACCTAAGAGAAGCCGGAAGAAGGATGGGTTTGAAAGAAGACGACCTGATTTTCACAGCTTTGGAGGATTCAACTAACGGATTTGCCTCTGCAACAACAGAAGGAACTTCTCACGCAATCACAAGCGGCGGAACCGAGATAGCAATGGCTGACTTGACCGAAGCCCAAAAAGTGATTGACCAAGAGAACTATGTTCCAAACACACTTATCTTAAACCCAGCTCAAGTTAAAGAGTTGAGGGACCTGGACACATTAACTGAAGCTGACAAAATCGGTGACAGGAGAATGTATGAAAGAGGATGGGTTGGAAAAATCTACGGAATGGACACAATTATTACAAACACAGTAAGCGCTAGCACAGCTGTTGTATTGGATAAATACGAGGGTGGTGGACTTGTAATTAGGAGACCATTGACAGTAGAAAAATGGAAAGAACCAATTAGAGACCTAACAGAAGCAGTTGTTTCATCGAGAATGGCAGCTATTTGCTTTAGACCAGAAGCAGGGGCAGTTATTACAGTATCTTAATTGATGCTGTAAAACTTCTCTTTTTTGAGGTGATAGAAAATGGCGACATTACGAGGACTACAAATGATTTCTGATGACGTGACTTCATTTACAGCTTATGCACAAGAGACCATTTCTGGTGGGCAATTTGTAAAGGCTGTGAGCGATAACGACGTAATAGAGGCTGGTAGCGTTGCAGCTTATGCGGCTTCAGATATCGCCGTAGCAAAAATGGATGCAGGTGCTGATAATGAATTGGTTGTTGGTATCGCGCTGGAAACAGCAACATCCGGGAATAGTATAACAGTAGGAACTAAGGGAATATATATCCTTCCAGCAGGAGCAGATGCTATCGGAGTCGGAAAGGCACTTATGCCCGGAAGCGACACAACTGCATTTGCTAACACAGTGCAATTAGTTGCAGATGGTAACGAAGAATTTAAAGTTGGAAAAGCCTTAACTGGCGCAAGCGCCTCAGGGAAGTATATAGCAGCCTTGGTGAGGATTTAAGAGGTGATATGATATGGCAGTACCAGGAGGCGGATTGAAAGATGGAATGGGTGCAGCAGAAATTAGAACTGATAGTGCGGAATTTGATGCCGCAACTATCACAGCACTTGTTTCAGACGCAATCAGCGGAGGAACTTTAGCTGTAGCGGCCGGAGAAGTTGGAACAGCGGAAATAGCAAACAACGCGGTGACTTCTGCAAAACTTGCGGTGTCTTATAACCACGGACACTTTACACTTGGAACCAACGGAGCAGAAGTATACGTTGGTTTTAGTGGTGGTGGAGCAGCAGTTACAATGGACGGAAGCCCAATAGCAATTGCTATAACACCATTGGCGGAAGTAGATGAACCGATACACGTTACAGATTACAGTACAAGTGGCTTCAATGCAAGTGGAAACGCAGCAGTTGACTGTATGTATATAGCGTTTGAAGAAGGATAAAAATGAACAAACCCATATGTAAATGTGGCAACATTGCAATATTGGTTGCCTTCGATTATGAAGGTAACCAGCATCTCTGTTGCTGGAAATGTCATAACAAAATAAAGAGGCAAAAGCTTGCCAAAATGATAAAACAAGGTATGTTGGAGCTTGAAGAAGATGGTAATGCATAAGTGCCCAAGGTGCAAACAAATGTTCAGCGCACCCAAATACGCACAGGATTACATTCACAATTGCCCGGACAAAATAGAAAAATTCGAGCGTGTAAACATCGAAGATGATTATACTTACAGGGGAGCAAATCCTTATCCACATACACGAAGCGAAACAGACAAGAAAAGAAACCAGATTTACAAAGACTGGCCAACTAAAAAATATGTTGATTTGAGGTAATCGAAATGGTAAGAGAAGAAAGAATTAAGATTTTAAGACAAGTGTTAACAGGTGCAAGTGATACAGACGCTAAAACAAACCCAAATGCCATAAATGGCAAAATCGAGCAGATTAGTGTTCTTGGAACGGGTGTAGAATATGATTTAAACATCACTCCATCAAGTTTCAGTGGATTAAGTGCACAATCTATTTTGGATGTTCAAGCAACAGGAGATAATGTTTTCTATCCACGTGCAACGGTTGAAAAGAATGATGGAACTGATGCGGCTGCTGGGGATAACAAATGGGGACATTACGTTGTAGCAGACCAATTAGATTTCAATGCTTCGGTACTCGCAACAGGTAGTGAAATAACCGTTAGAGTCTATTATATTTAATTCAGGGTGTAAATATGGCGTATACTACCGAAGCAAAAATAGAGGCTCTAATGGGTGAAACGTTTGATTCAGACAGCCGTCCAAGCAGCACAGAAATAACGACTATAATTACTTGGTCAGACGCCATGGTGGACGCCGAGAACACTAACGTTAGCGGAGTACAGCAAGAACTTCTTTCGACTTTAATGGCGGCACATATTATTGAAGCGAAAGAATACACAAACATGAGAGTGGGAGATGTCTCACTAAGGCCGATGAGTGGTGACAGTAAATATTTACAAACCTACAAAATGCTAGCGGGAAAAAAGAGGTCCACGCTTTTCAAGGTGGCGAACGACTAATGAGTAAAATAACGTTGGTAAGAAATGATTTTGACTACGATTTGACATTCAATGTCAAAGAGTATGATAGGACACCCTATGATTTGGGGTCAGCCACTATAATATTTAAAGTGGCACTTCCCGACGCTACAGCGGTAACATTTAGTGGAGCATGCACTATAACAGATGCTACTAACGGTGTTTGTACTTATACTGTTGGGGCAACAGATTTTGCAACTTCGGCAGAATATGAAGCTGAATTGGAAATTTCTGGCTCACAAGTAATAACGGCTAAAATGGATAACATAATTGTGATTGATGATTTACCATCAACGTGAGGTGATTTGAATGGAAGAATATGTTAAAATAAAAGACAAAGCTTTGAAAATTTCTGGTTACAAGGAAATGGATGGGAAAACGGTTCCCGTCATTAAAGCAAAAGCTGAAGAAATAAAGCACCCAGACGGACACATTGATGTGGTCGTCAAAGTGCCCGTTTTACAAATAGGAACTAAACAGGAGGAAGTTTAATGGCAAGCGGAATATATGATGTCTTCAAAGGAGACTTGATGGAAAAACAGGTTGACATTGGTGACGGTGGTGACACAATACAAGTGGCGTTGTTGGATGATAGTCACTCTTTCACTTCGTCTGATGCGACTTGGAGTGATGTTAATGCTAATGAGATAAGTGGAACTGGTTATACGGCGAGTGGAGCGACTCTTGCTGGTCAAACAGTAACAGAAGGTGCTACTACAAAGTTTGATGGCACTGACACTACTTGGACCACGGCGAGTTTTACGGCATATAGCTTGATTTGCAGTATTGACTTCGGTGGAGCTAAGACAGTTTCAGCCGGAACCTTTACAATCCAGTGGAATGCGAATGGTATAATTACTTTGGCAACGGCATAATTACTTTGGCGTAAGCCAATAGTTTTTATGCCTTGCGGCTTTCTTTAGCCGCTTAAATGACGAGGAGCGCGATACGCATGAAATTGATTAGAATGAGAATCAAGAGAACGAAAACACCGGAAAAAACTCACTATGACTATCCTTCTTGCTACGATGCAAAGAAGGTCAAGTTCGGGCCAATCTACGAGGGGGCAATGCCCGAAAACGTTGTCTTAATCAACCAGCGGAACCAAGGGGATGAATTCATTGTCATTGGAACAACTGATGAAGACGCAGCAGAATTTCTGAAAGCGGAAGGTAGTCAAGAACAAGACTTTGAATTTGGTGCTGAAGAAATAACAGAAGAAGAAGCTCTTGCTGACGGAAATGTTTGGACGAAGCAAAGAGAAAAGATAACGGACCAAGACAAAGTCTTACAGATTCTTGCAAAAGTGGCGAGAGATGAAACGTTGACACAACAAGAAAAAGACGCAATTGACCCGAGTAAAGATGAACCCGGGATAAATATGAGCAAATCATTTGAGGTGAGTCTTAATGAATTTTTGGGAAAACAACCAAAAGCTGTTGAGCTGTGATGACATCTGCCTAAGTAACTTACCCTACTTCTCTTATTGGGAAGAGTTAAAAAAAAAAAGTTCCCTAAATTAAAGCTCTTGGCCTTTGTTATAGCTAATTATCAAAACAAAGAAAACGTCCAAGAAAGCAAAGAGTTCTTGGATTGGTTTGAGCGCACAAAAGAATGGGTAGAGATAGGCGTTCACGGATATGACCATCTTTTTCCGCCAGAATGTGAGAGAGACAATCAAGAAGAGTTTATAGAAAAAGCCCTTGATTTGTTAAAGCCGTTTCTTCCTAAAAAGTTCCTTTACAGAGCACCAGGGTTTCAGGTTACAAACCAAACAGAACCTATTTTGAAAAAACTTGGTTTTGCCGGGATAGCTCACCAAGACACAATCAAATATTTTGATGGTACATTTGCAGTGCCTTTTAACAGCCACTGCTGTGACAAGTATTTCAATCCAGTAACTAAAATGGAGGAATGGATATGATAAGTATAATAATGCCGGTGAAAGACAATAAGGAAATAACCCAAGTAGCAATAGAAAGTATTTGTAAGTATACAACAGAACCCTATGAATTAATAATAGTCAATGATGGGTCAAAAGAAGAGACTACAAGATATCTCTTTGATTTGGCTATGAAAAGGGAATCAAACAACATTCACTATATAGAAAATAAAACAGGTCTCGGTTGGTGTAAAGCAATTAATCAGGGAATTAAAACATCGCATGGAGATTATGTTGTATTTGCCAATAATGACATTGTTGTTACACCGGGGTGGGATAATAAAATGCTTGCTCATTTTGCTATTGATAAATCTCTCGGGGTTCTTGGCCCAACTTCTAGTAGCGTTAATGGCTTTCAACACATAGACTACAACAAGGAAGGTGTGGATTTTCAATCCTTAATGTTTTTCTTTACAATGGTCAAGCGTGAAGTGGTTGACAAAATCGGTGGCTTGGATGAACGCTTTGGAATCGGTGGCCAGGATGACACAGACTATTGCATTAGGGCAAAAGAAGCTGGTTGGAAGGTTGGCATTGCAAGAGATGTTTTTGTTTACCATTATGGCAGCATGACTTATAGGGATATGTTTCATAACAATACAAAGACTTCTGTTGACTTTGCAAAATCGAGGCAGAAACTTTTGCAGGACAAATATGGGAGCACGACAACTGGTCGAAAGAAAAAGGTATTTATAGCTGTACCGAATATGGGGACAATTGTCCCGGAACTTGCTTTGAATTTGTTGCAGTGGACGCATGACCCGAGGTTTGAAATCAAACTTCATATGCCTAAAAACATCTTTCCTTTGGATAACGCTCGTAACAAGTGTGTGAAAGAATTCTTAGAAAGTGATTGCGATTACTTGTTTTGGGTTGATGATGATGTATTCTGCCCCCCTGAAACAATGAACAGATTAATTAATCATGATAAAGATATAGTGGGTGCAACAGTTTTTGCTATGAAGTATGAGGGGCAAGAAGCTTTTCCTTATCCAGTTACATTAAGATATAACAAAGAGAAAAAGTATGTTGTTTATTATGGAAAAGGTTTAGAAAGAGTTGATGCGACAGGGGGAGCTTGTTTGTTATTTAAGAGAAAGGTCTATGAACATAAAGAACTTGAAACACCTTATCAATTTCAATATCACAAAGATGGAACTCTCTCTTTAACTTGTGATTTTGATGTGATGCAAAAAGTCCAGAAAGCTGGATTTGAGTTGTGGATAGATTTTGACTTAGTATGTTCTCATATAAAAGAAGTAGATTTGAGACAAGTTAATAGATTGTTGGCGAGGTTGGCACATGGGTGATTTGCTTAGTAGTGATTCGGGTAATGATAGAATATATCACCATTCCGGGTTTACTGCGTCTATTATTGAATCCTTTTCGAGTCCATCTAGTGGTCTCTATGACATTCATTGGGATGGCAGTAATATTTTGAGTATAGATAGTAGTAGTGATGATGCTTATCGTCATTCTGGATTTTCTACAACGATAACTGATTGTTTTTCTACACCTAGTACTCGGCCATGTGGAATCACTTATGATGGAACAAATGCAATTACTGCAGATGGTCTATTAATAGCACAAGATGATATCTATAATCATGCAGGATTTACTGCTTCTATTACAGATTGTTTTTCGAGTCCGAATTCTGCTCCAAGCAGTCTTGGATGGGATGGTACAAATCTTCTGTCGACCGATACAGATTCAGATGATATTTATTTGCATTCTGGTAGCACTTCGACGGTTACAGATTGTTTTAGTTCTCCTTCTACTAAATCTACAGGGGTAGCTTGGGATGGAACAAATGTTATATCTATGGATGGTGGCGTTGATGATATTTATTTGCATTCTGGTTTTACTGCAACAGTAACAGATTGTTTTAGTTCTCCTTCTTCTGCTGCATGGGGAGTTAGTTGGGGGACAGGAATCCCTAGTCCACCAGTAATTATTACTCCTGACGCTCTTTCTCTAACTGGTTCTGTTGGCGCACCCACAGCACTTTTTGATTACAAACACACAGTTTCAGCATTAGCACTTGCTTTAACATTGCAAACTCCAACAATAAAAATTCCCGTAAACATCACCGTTACGCCCGACGCTATCGCTTCCACTTTAACATTACAAGCACCCACAGTTACTTTAAGCCCTGTCATTTCACCAGATGCTTTGGCTCTTGCTACAACATTGCAAACTTCAACTTATGCCTTTGATTTTAAACATGCTGTCGCTACACAAGCTCTTGCTGCAACACTACAAACTCCAACTTATGCTTTTGACTTTAAGCACACTGTTGCAGCGCAAGCGCTTACAGCCACAGTGCAAACTCCATCTTTTGCTTTTGACTTTTTGCACGCTGTTGCAGCACAGACGCTTGCTGCCACAGTGCAAACTCCATCTTTTGCTTTTGACTTTTTGCATGCAGTGGCAGCACAAGCTCTTTCTTTGACACTGCAAGAGTCAACCGTTACTTTAGCGCCAACTATTTCACCGAGCACTTTAGCTCTTGCTGCTTCACTCACAACCCCAACTCTCACTTTCGATTACTTACACGCAGTTGCAGCTCAAGCTCTTTCTCTTACTTTGGAAACCCCAAATCTTGCAATAGGGCCTGTTATTTTTCCAGATGCACTGGCTCTAGCTATAAGCGTGGAAACTCCGACTTATGCTTTCGATTTCAAACACGCTGTTGCAGCACAAGCTTTAAGCCTTTCCGTTCAAGCACCCACCGAAGC